CTTTTAACTATTGATAAAAATGAAAGAAGTATTTAAGCGAGTGTTGGCTTGCGATGATATGCAAGTCGTTAAGAATTGTGTGAGCATTCTTGCGGACAACTGCGAGATAGGAATGAACGACGGCACTATGCTAGAGACCATGAAACAGGTGCAGGGTGAGATTGGGGCTTGCCACTACGATGAGGAAATGGCGAAGTTGCACCTTTGTCTAATCGGTCAGCTTCATACCGCCGATGTTGCGAAGGACTATTGGCATGAGGTTAAGAGCGACAAGATTACCCTATCCGACTGGCTCGTACTATGGGGTGAAATGGTGAAGCGCAACGATGCAAAAATCAAGAAATGGTTTCCGAAATGCTCCGCTCTCGACTACGAGAAAAAGATACTTGACGAGTGTATTTCTTTCCTCGATAACGGCGAATTGCCTTTTTATGACCTAAAAGTCTAAAATATTTGTCGTTGTCTGAACAAGTTTCGGTTTTTATTGCTATCTTTGCAGTGGAGACCGAAACTTATTTTTTTATTGACATTCAGGATAACGACAATGATACAAATGACAACAGATGTAGTAGGCAACACTGGGACAAGGTTTCTCGGTGGGCTATTGAGCGCAGAGATGATAGCGGTGTTCAACGATATGCGTTGGATGCTGCTTGTCGTAGCTTTATGCGTGATTGCCGATTTTCGCTACGGATGGGGCGAAAGCTCACGCCGTTACTCGGAGGCGCAAAAAGAAGGTGATAAGATATTGATGGTTCAATACAAATGGCGAACATCAAGGGCTATACGCCGTACCGTAAACAAACTGATAGACTATATTATATGGATAGTCGTAGGCATGGCTATCGGTATGGCTATATTGGAGAATGTAGGCGTGAGTCATATATTTGGTGGTGTAGTTGCTACGGCAATCGCTGTTATGTGCGAGGCTAAGAGTTTCTTCGGGCATTTCTTCTATCTGCACGGCGTGAATGTGGAGCAGAAGACCATTACGGGATTTATTAAAGCTATTGTCGTAGCCTTGGCAAAATCCAAGAATGAAGCCTTTGGTGAAGCACTTGAAGATGGCTTAGAAAAAGAGGAGGAAAAGAACAATGGCAAATCATAAAGTATTAGCTCCGTTCATCAGATACTATGAGGGAGGTTTTGTAAACAATCCAAACGACCCTGGAGGAGCAACGATGAAAGGTGTTACGATAGCTACGTTCCGTTCGGTTTATGAAAAAAACAAGACCGTTGCAGACTTGAAGAAAATCACCGATGAACAATGGAATACCATCTTCAAGAAGTACTACTGGGACAAATGCAAGGCAGACTTGATTGACAACCAGAGTGTAGCCAATATGCTCGTTGATTTCGCTTGGCATAGTGGCGTTGCTACAGCGGTCAAGAAAATTCAGAAGATTGTCGGTGTCGAAGCGGACGGCATTATGGGAAGAGTAACTGTAGGCGCAATCAACAACTTTTGGCGAGGCGATGTTTCCGTGTTCGATTCTCTCAAAGCTGTTCGTATTATGTACCTCCGAGGATTGAAGAACTGGAATTATTTCAAAAACGGATGGACTACAAGGGTTGAAGCCATCAAGTATGGCTCACTCACGTATTCAGGTAAAACTATAAAATGTTAGGTTATGAGTTTAAGGTTTGATTGGCGGAAATGGTTGGTAATATGCGCCGTTTCTATGTTATGCCTCTCGTTCTTCTGTAGATGCGCTACGACAAAGTATGTGCCTGTTGCGGAATACAGGGACAGAATTGTAAGCAAGACGGACAGCTTCTTGAAGCTCGATTCTGTCTATGTTCACGACAGCGTATCGGTTTACATCAGAGGAGATACTGTATTCAAGGACAAGTTTCGACTCCAGTACAAAGACCGATACATCGTAAGAAACAAGTCGGACACTCTGATTGTGCGTGATTCAATACCATACAAAGTTGAAACCGAGAAGCAATTATCGAAGACGGACAAGGCATTTCTTAATATTGGCAAGATTACCTCTGTTATTCTTTTCATCGGCATTCTCGGATTCTTAGGTTGGATATACTGGAAGCTAAAGCTACATAAACAGGGCAGATAAATTCTTTTTCATTTTTGTTAATGTTTAGTTAAGTTTTTGTTGATTTTAGTTAGTTGTGAAACGACAAAAGGGGCGACCGTCCGTGAAGGATAGCCGCCCCTAATCATATATGAATAATAAATACAGAAAATTGTCATTCGTCCGCTCTCTCGAACTTGATGCCGTACTTATTGATGTAGTATTGCTCGTTCGGTCTTCTGTTGGTCTGCGAGTCGTAGTAAAGCGTTGTGCTGTCCGTATCAAAGAAATAGTCGTACTTGCTCTTTAGATGCCACATCGCCTGGTACACCCTTTTGGGTATTATTTTTATCTTAAATTTAGTCTGTTGTGGAAGACCACTCTTTACTCGCCACTCCTCAATCCTTCTTGTGCGTGAGCGTTTTTTTTGTACAACTGTATAATCAATATTCCGTCTTGCGCAATCGAGGTTTTTCGATGTTTTCTGTTTTAACCGTTTAATAGTGTCAGGCGTATGCTGGAGATTGAGTTTTTTTACCCACCTTCCCACGGTAGTCTTCCCGACACCCACCTCCTTTGCTATCTCGGATAATGACTTTGACGGATATAACTCTGTTATTTGTTTCTCAATGCCGTCTCGTTTCTTCGTAAGCTCGCTTCTTAGCTCGCCTCCGTGTTCTCGGACTATGCGATAGACGGTAGCCAATGATATTCCGCAATGCTCGGCAACCTTTGTACGTGGTCTGTCATTGATGTGCGCTATCACATAGTCCTCGATTTCCTTTGGTGTCTTTTGGAACGCAGGCATGGGCTAACGATTATCTCCGCTACCGTGTAACTTTCCTCTAAGCTGGCGAGAATGCAACTTTTCATAATTCATTTGCGCAATATTCTCCAAAGAAAAACCGATGTCGTGAGAAAGTGTTGCGCAATACCAGAGCACATCGCCGATTTCCTTCGCAATTTCTGTTTTTTTCTCGTCTGTAAAAACAGAATTGTTGTCACGAAGAACCTTCTTTACCTTGTCGGAAACTTCTCCTGCCTCGCCTGTAAGACCAAGTGTAGGATAAATAATTGGTTGTGGATAGATAGCGGTCTCTAACGCCATCTTTTGATAATCATTAAGAGTCATTTCTTTTCTATTCTCCATTTCTTATATCTGATTTAAAAATTAATCTTTCTTCTTGCACTTTCCGCAAACATGGTCGCAGTGTTGCACCTTATCGCTAATGTCGCAAACACCGAAGCCATCAGCAGCCTCATTCTTGAAACGCTCGCAACCGCCGCAGCAATAGTTATCATCTGTTGCGATTTTATGTAGGTATTTGAGAACATTGATAGTCGCCAACTCGTTCATTAGCCTTTGCTCATCAAAGATGATAAGAACGGTTGCCGCATCTCTATTCAAGTCGTACAATAATCCGTCTATATCCTGGCTTACGAGGTCTTCAATACCAATTTGCATCAACCCCTCACAAGTGTTATACAGAACCTTGCCATTCTCGAAAGCCTTGCGCTGCATATCGAATATATCTTGCTTGTTCATATCACTTAATTTTAATGCTTAGTCAATGTCACATGCTTCATCTTTGCGAATTGGTACGTTCGCCAAATTCTATCAACGGTTTTGATATGTGAGGATAGCTCTTTTATGCACCCTTGATAACCAACGAATCCAAGTATCAAGTATTTATCTTCAAGATACCCTGCCACATGAGCTAAGATGTCCTTTCCTTTGTAAAGGACAGGCTCTCCACGAAACGCCTCGTAAAATTCCTTATTTGTCATATCACTTGAATTTAATAACGAAAAACTCCTCATCCAACCACTTGTCGGGGCAAAGCCCTTTCTTAGGCTTGCCGATGGTGATGCTCACGATTTCCTTCTCAATGCGTGGTCGGTTCTTGCCGTAGCCGTTGATGAAGAGGACGTGAGTGAAAGGAATGTACTCCAATTCTCCGTAAACGGTAGAGAAACCACCGAACTCATCGCAACCGACAAAGCCACTGTCGGCATCTTGGTTCACAAGTCGCTTAATCCAGTACGGCTTAATCTCACGATACTCTTCCGTCTTTTCTCCTGAGGCTATCTTGTCGAACCACTCCTTAGAGACGGTCAGTGTCAATACTTTCTTTTCCATAAGCTATTTCTTTTCCTTTTTATTCTTATACGTCTTCTGAAAATCATTCAGTACATCAAGGAACGTAAAAGGGTTGTTGGCAGCAGTCTTGGCTATAGATTCCGGTTTTGGAAGTTTGCGAGAATCATAATTGCTACCTCCTCTTTTACGAAAGATGTGCTCCAATACACGGAATAATGCAGTAAATATCTCCGCCTCACCTAAATTCTTATCCCTATTCCAATCCACACTAATGTTTACAGTTAGTGTGTTCTCTAATGTTCCATCGTCCTTTGGTGTAATAACATGCTCAAAGGGGTGATAGCTTAACAATGATATATCCAAGGCATCGGCTTGAAATCGGTCTGATAACCATGAATGGCTTTTCAATATAATATCAGTGTCAGCTGGCACTCTGCTTAATACGTCCACAAAATCCCCTGCCTTGCCAAGGATTGGGTCGTGTCTTGAATCTTTTGTATATTTCATATATAAAATGATTTATCTATTCCCTTAAATACCTTGCGCCCGTCTGTGTTGTAATTGCGCTTCCAAGTGTCTTTTCAAGTCTTTGTAGTACTCAATCTGTCTGTCACATCTTGCTATCTCGATTTCGAGGCATTCTTTCTCTGTGATAGAAATATTGTTCTTTCTCCCAATATCAAGCAGAATAGAGCGTAGCGTTTCTTTGCTCATAGGCTACAATTTTAAAATGGTAAACTTCGTCCGTGCTTCTTCCACTCATCCAAAGGCATGGGAAATCTACGTTTTATTTTCATTACCTTTCTGAAGTGGAGCATTCTTCTTAGGTGCATCCAACGTTTGTTAGTGTACTGGGAGTAGCTAAAACATTTCTTGCAATGTTCTTTCCCATTGTGGTGGTCATCCCACCAACAATAATTGCAAGGGATGCCAATGCTAATTGTTTTTCTTGTTAGTCTCATTATCTACTTCTTTTTTTCTTGTTAAACTTATCGCCTTGGTGATGCGGTGGTCTCTATTTCCTAAGAAATCGCCACATGCCCAAAATGCTATATGTCTCTCTTTCCAATATGAGAGTTTTTTGCCTAAGAGATAGTTGGTACAACTTTCAAGAAATATAAGCCATTCAACACCCCCATCTTCACACTCTAGACCTGTCACCTCGTCTCTGATGCAATCAAAGACGAGGCAGTCTCCTTTCTCTGCTACTATCTTTTGCAAAGCTTCTATCAATTCACTTGCGTACATATCACACCTCCTTGTCAAGCCCTGAATATAGAACAGTCATGCAACTATTTGCATACTGAAACAGTAAATCTGGACCAATGAGAAAAGCCAAAAAGTGATTATTCCATCTAATTTCGTCTTTTCTCATAATTAGACCATCGTCATAACTTACCAAATCATGCTCCCAAATCTCCTTTCCATCCTTGTCTTTCAGCCCTGTGTACTGGCAGACGGTGGAAGGGTCAACAATGTAGTTAGTGCCATTTTTCTCTTGAATATAGCATTCATTTGTTATGCTACTTTTTGAGAAGTAACCACATACCCATCTTTTCTCAGATAGGCTCTTGGCTTTGAATTTAATATCTTCTAATCTCATATCTAAATACTTTAATTAGTTACTATTAATTTATATATTATTTTATAGTAGTCTAAATAAGACCCTGTTTTGCTAATTTTAACGCTGTTACACTTGTAATAACAGTATTAAGTTATTATCTTTGCATCGCAAATTAGAATCGAGGTAATAACCTCCAGGCAATAGCCAAAATAAAAGTCTCGTTAGCTCCGCTGCTCCAAAGACATTTCCCCCAGTCCTGTGCTGGGGTTTTTCTTTGTATGGCGGCTCCATGCAGAGTGCTCCAAGCAATTTCGCTGAAGAGTATAAATGCCAGAAAGGAGGTTGTTGCCTCATGAAAAATTCTAATTTGCAAAGTAAAGACAAAGTGAAGAAAATCTTTCGTAGATATATTCACACTAGAGACGGCAGAATCCTTTACCCAAAAGGACGCTGTTTTGTTTTGACAGTTGAAGCATAAACGTTGTGCTTTATAGCTCTTTCGGGGAGGTGCTCACAGGAAACACCTCCTTCTTTATTATCTTTCATATCACTCTTCTTTAAGTCCAACACTATCATTTAAAACTCTTTTCTTTACAGTGCCTGTACCATTGCACATGTCACATTCTGTTGTCTCACACATAAATCCACAACCAAGTGTCAGAACTCCAAATGCTATTTTACTTGTAGTTGACATCTTGACAACTCCAGTACCCTTGCACTCTGGACAGATGATTTCTTTCCATTGTGCTTTTGGCTTAGGTTCTTCTTGTGGTGGAGTGCAGAATGTTAGGCTTACAAGCACAAACAATAATACAAATATTACATACTTCATGCTCAATCCTCCAACATTACAGACTCATCTTCCCAAGTCAGCTCTCCTCCTATCAGCTTCTTGATGCTGCCATGGGGAAGTGAAATGATTGAGCATACACTATCAGTGTTCCAAAAATACCCATCTTCACGGTGTGGAATGTCCTCAAAGATTCTTTCCTCGCCATCCTTATCTACTGCTAACCATGCCATAACTATTTCTCCTCAACTTTAACCCCGAATGCAGAACCATCGGCAAAGGAGAAATGTTCAAAGACACATTTCATACCGAAATCATCTACATTTATTACTAAATCATCATCCACACGCATAATAACAGAGTAATGCCCATCTGATTTGTCTTTCACCCACCCAAACGGCTGATGCTTCAACATTTCCTCCCAGCACTCCTCTGCGTTGGCAAAGGGTCTGTAGGTAGGGGTAGGCTTGATGCGGTAATACTCAGGATGGTTTATCAGAGTTTCGATATTCAAACCATCATCTTCTGGGTCTAAGTCCTCCCACTTATATTGCTCTCTAAGATACTGAACAGTCTTACCTTCCGCCATTGCTTGCAGAATAGGTAAGCATTTCTTGATTTCGTTGCTATATAGATATTTCATTTCTCTTCCTCCAACTCTTTAAGTGCTTGATTATAACCTAACCTAAACATAAAGTCTAGGTCATGTTTAGTATAAAGGCTATCACCACATATAGGTTTGTAACCATCAATAGCTATTGCTGCTAAATGCGCAATGTGCTCTTGCATCTCTTCCTTACTCATTTCTCTTTATTAGTTATTCTTTTAATCTCATCAAGCAAAGCCCCATGTGCCTTTATCTCAATCAACGGTTTATCACCTACGGCTATAACCATTGTGTCTGTTTTGTTTTCAATACAATGGTTTCTCAATGTCCACTCAATGAGATTAAATATTTCATTATCAGTAATCTTTCTTCTATCCTCCAACATAAGGCGAGGATTTTTCTTTGATACCTTAGCAATGTAAGCGTCAAACATTGCAAAACATATTTTATAATCTTTTGCTGCCATTTTCTTCAATTTTAGTGCCTCTCCCTGCTGTCACCAAGGAGAGGTGGTTAGTTAATCTGTTACTCCGTATGAATTTGGCAGCTTCTTGATTA